GTTTGAAGATGTGGTTGACAATGCAAGAATTGAATCTGAAGCTGATGGAATTATAGACTTCACAGAACATAATCCTTTTGGTGAACCATAAGGAGTTTTAATATGGGTGTTGGATATAATCCAAAAATAGTAAAGAGTGGATTGATGCTTCATCTTGATGCTGCTAACTTACGATCCTATCCCGGATCAGGTAACACATGGTTTGATATAAGCGGCAATGGTCGTAACGCTACGTTACTTAACGGAGTAGCGTATAGCTCAGAAAAAAGTGGTTGTTTAGATTTTAACAGAACAACCGATAGTTATGCTACGATTCCTCATGATGCAGCAATCTCAAGCCAAGTGTTTGGAGCTTCAACAACATTCACCCTAAGTGGATGGTTTGTTGTAGATGAATATGTAGATTATGCTACACTCATACAAAAAGCAAATGGAGGGTCGTATTCAAATTCCACCAATGGCATTTGGATGGAGGCAACAAATGAAATTCTAGGAATATCAGCATCCAACGTTGGTAGTAATCCAGCCGGAAGCACTGCAAGAGTATATTACAATGCTACTCCAGGGCAATGGTATAACGTTGTGTGGACTGGAGATGGAACAACCGCAAGCTTGTATATAAATGGAGTTTTTATAAATTCTATTTTATTTTCTTCTTTAACAGTGGCCAGAAGTGAGAATAGTTCTCCCATTACAATAGGAACTAGATCCACCATTAGTACGCCTGAGTTAGATGGTAGGATTGCAGTAGTCACAGCTTATAATATAGGATTTACTCAAAATCAAGTGTCACAGAATTTTAATGCTATGCGTGGAAGGTTTAACATATAATGGCATTAGCACATTCACCCTCAATCACAACTAAGGGTTTAGTATTATATTTGGATGCGGCTAATTCCAAAAGTTATTCTGGAACAGGTAACACGTGGACTGATATGATTGGTGGCGGATCTTCTGTCGCTACCAACGGTCCTCAATTCAGTAGTAATAATGGTGGCTATTTTAATATGGCTTCTGCGAGCTCGCAGTTTTTTCAGCATCCTGTTTATAGTGCGCTAAATATTACAAACAACCTTACATTAGAAGCATGGGTATATCCAACTACATGGAATAACATTGGGGGTGTGCTAACATACGGTACTGATGCTGCCGAACAATATGCATTATGGACCTCAAGTGGTAACCAGTTCGTATTCAGTAGTAACTGGCCAGGAACGTGGTATCAACTTTACAATGGATCTACTCTTAGTGCAGGAAATTGGTATCATGTGGTTGTTACGTTTGCTAGCGGTACAGCAAAAATGTATATCAATGGTGTGCTTGTAAATAGCACGAATGCATTTGGAATAACTACATTGCCGGCCGTTGCTAGTGCCTACCTAACAATTGGTAACAACCATCCTGGTGGTGATGAAATGTTAAATGGTAGAGTTGGACTTACTAGAATCTACAATAGAGAATTATCATTACAAGAAGTTCAGCAGAATTTTAATGCTATGCGTGGAAGGTTTAACGTATGAGTGTACAATCAGGACCTAATGGCATCGAGAGTGGGTTAGTATTTTACCTAGATGCGGCTAATAGTAAGAGTTTTGCCAATACTGGAAATACTTGGACCGACATGAGTGGCCTTGGAAATAATGGTACATTAGTAGGTGGTGCAGCTTATAACTCTGGTAATGCAGGCACGTTTTCTTTTGATGGAGTAAATGATTGTGTGAATTGTGGGAATGCAGCATCTTTAGACATTAGACGGACTATGACTTTAGAAGCATGGTTTAAAGTAAATTCCTTTAGTTTTTCTAGCGGGTGGAGCAATATTATCAATAAAATGAATGCGGCTGGAGACCAAAATACAAGAACGTATGCTGCATGGTTAAATTCATCACAATATGTCCACCTTACAACAGCAGATTCTACTGGCCAAGAAGCCTTTAATACATCAGCCATTCTTGTTGCTAATCGATGGCATCATTGGGTAGGAATAATTGATAGAACAAATGGAAATGTTTTTCAATACATTGATGGCAATTTAAATACTAATGGCAGCGGTACTGTGAGAACAACCGATACTGTAACTCATTCCAATCCATTGTTTTTAAATATTCCAACGGGTAGTTGGGCTAATCACTTTCCAGGAAATATTGCAATTGCTAAAGTGTATAACCGTTGCTTAACCGCAAGTGAGGTTGTTCAAAACTTTGCTGCTCACAGGGGTCGGTTTGGAATATAATAAATAAGCGACTATGCTAGGAAACCAACACTTTTACAACAGAACCATACGTAAAATCGTAGTGGCTTTTGGCACTTTGTTTAATGACATTCAAATTGTTCGTTACAACAAAGACGTTAATCAATCTTATGAGACATATAAAGTACCTCTTTCATATGGACCAAAAGAACAATACATCACACGTATTACAAGTGACCCCGATTTAACAAGGTCTATTGCCACTCATGTGCCACGCATTTCATTTGAGATGACTGGTATGGCATATGACTCAAGTAGAAAAAAAGTATCTACGTTACAGAATTTTGCTCTTGATGCTAACAATGGCCTAAAGACACAATATGCACCTGTACCATATGACTATGAGTTTTCTTTATCAATCTATGTGCGAAACACAGAAGATGGTACACAAATCATAGAACAGATTTTGCCATTCTTTACACCTGATTTTAATGTTACAGTTGATTTTATTCCTGGCATGAATCAGAAGTATGACCTTCCAATTAAATTAGAGTCAGTAGCTACTAACGTTGAATATGAAGGTGACTTTTCTACAACCAGATTGATTGTTTGGGACTTGACATTCACAGTCAAAGGTTACATTTGGCCACCAGTCAAATCTGGTGGTGGTTTAATTGGTGCCTACAGTACAACTGCTAGTGCATATGGTTACACAAAGACTAATATCTTTATCGATACACAAGGCCGTGATGCTCAACGAATGTATGTTGACTATGCCAATGGTAACAATGTGTTCACCACAGGCGAAACAATCAGAGTTGAAAATAAAGACGTTACTGGTAAGGTTGTTTACTTCAGTAACACAGAAAACGGTGTTCTAGTCCTTGGCGAACTAAGTAGTTTGGTAACTGCTAACGACTTTGTTCTTGGTGATTACACCAATTCAAGGTACAAAGTAATCAGTTTAGATTTGACGCCGTTGAATGCAGCTGAGGTTATTGTTAGACCTGATCCTGCTAATACAGCACCAGATGACCAATTTGGATTTATTGATGAAATTACTGAATGGCCTGACACATTGATATGAAAAAACTAAATGAAACTTTATCGGAGGTTTTAGATTTAGAACCTATCGAAACAATTGCAACAGAGATTGTACCAGTTACAAACACTGTGGTAAATGATGATGCTGATTTTGCTAGACAAAATATCCGTGAGTTGATTGAAAAGGGTAATTTAGCAGTTGATGGCATTCTGAATGTTGCCAAAGAGTCAGAACATCCAAGGGCATATGAAGTTGCCGCCAATTTGATTAAGAACCTATCAGACTTGAATAAAGATTTGATGGAGATTCAGAAGCGCAAAAAAGATTTAGACCCACAGGCCGCTAAAAGAAGTGGTGATGTGAATGTAGATAAGGCAGTATTTGTTGGTTCAACCACAGAACTGGTCAAGTTTTTAAAGAACAATAAATAAGGATACTATGGAACAATTAATCGAACAACTAAAAGTTATTCTAGGCACCAACTTTGGCCTGTATTTGAAAGCACACAACTATCATTGGAATGTTGAAGGTAATGATTTTCCACAATTCCATGGTTTTCTTGATACATTTTATACTGAAGTGTTTGCTCAGAATGATCCGATTGCCGAACACATTCGTTATTTAAATGCATATGCACCAGGTTCTTTCAGTAGATTCTTAGAACTATCTGCTGTAGAAGAAGCAACTACTGTGCCTGATGCATTGACCATGATGACCACTTTAAAGATGGATAATGATAGATACATTATGCAACTTCGTGCAGGTATTGTTTTGGCAGATGAGGCTGGTGAACCTGCGGTTGGCAACTTCTTGCAAGACCTATTAGGTGCTCATCAGAAGAAATCATGGATGCTTCGTAGTATCACGAAATAATTATGGATTTATATTATGTATATCAACATACTCGATTAGATGAAAATCTGATATTTTATGTTGGCAAAGGAAAAAATAATAGGCATTCCGAAAAAAATAACCGAAATCGATATTGGCACAATGTTGTTAATAAAGCTGGTTTTTCATCTCAAATTTTATATAGTAATTTAGATGAAGAACTTTCTTTGTTGATAGAAATAGAACTTATTGATAAGTATAAAAAACTTGGTATAAAATTGGTAAATATTACAAGTGGTGGTGAAGGTGTGTCTGGATTAAAACACACACCTGATTCTAAAAAGAAAATGTCAGAAAAAGCAAAAGGTAAAATAATTACCAATGATACAAGAATAAAATTATCTAAAGCATTAATTGGTATTAAAAGAAAACCTTTTACGGCCGAACATAAAGCTAAAATTTCTGAAGCTTCAAAAAAACAAAAACGTACCATTACAGAAGAAACAAAAACAAAAATATCAAAATCCAACTCAGGTAAAAAAAGAACTTTAGAACAAAAATTAAAAATTTCTGAAGCAACAAAATTAGCTTACCAAAAAAGAATGGGTTTAAATAATGGTTGATGCTGGCGGGTATCTGGGAAATTCCAACCTCAAAAGGACAGGCGTTGAACTGTCCTATACTGAGGAACAAGTTGCTGAAATTATAAAATGTACTGAAGACCCGGTCTACTTCATTAAGACTTATGTTAAGATTGTTAACGTTGACCGTGGTTTAATTCCATTTGAGATGTGGCCGTTCCAAGAGGACATGGTCAGAACATTTCACAACAATCGTTTTTGTATTGCAAAGATGCCTCGACAGGTTGGTAAAACAACTACAACTGTCGGTTATATGCTTTGGTCAGTTTTGTTCCAAGATGACTACAGTATTGCCATTTTGGCCAACAAAGGTTCTCTTGCTCGTGACATTCTAGGCCGCATTCAATATGCGTATGAGTATTTGCCTCTATGGTTGCAACAAGGTATTATTGTTTGGAACAAAGGTAACATTGAACTAGAAAACAAATCTAAGATTGCTGCATTTGCAACATCAGCATCTGGTGTTCGTGGAGGCTCATACAACTTAATTTTCTTGGACGAATTTGCTTTCGTTCCTAAGAATATGGCTGATGAGTTCTTTACATCTACCTACCCTGTGATTTCATCTGGTAAAACGACAAAAGTTATTATCGTTTCTACACCTTATGGTTTGAACCACTTCTATAAGATGTGGGTAGATGCTGAAGAAGGCCGTTCAACTTACAAACCACTTGAAGTCCATTGGTCACAAGTACCTGGCCGAGATGCGGCATGGAAAGAAGAAACTGTCCGTAACACCTCTGAAGAACAATTCAGACAAGAGTTTGAAACAGAGTTTATTGGTTCATCTGCAACTCTCATCTCTGGTTCTAAACTCCGTTCTATGGCGTTCTTTAACCCTATTCACCAAGAAGAAGGTTTGGACATATATGTACAACCAAAACCAGGTCGAATGTACATCGGTACAGTTGACTGTTCGGAGGGTGTTGAACAAGACTATTCTACCATTAATATTATTGATGTAACTGAGGTGCCTTATAAACAGGTTGCTAAATACCGCAATAACAAGTTGCCTCTGTTGTTCTTTCCAACTATCATTTATTCGCTATGTAAGAAGTATAATGAAGCATATGCTCTCATCGAAACGAATAACGTGGGCCAGCAGGTCGTGGACATTCTCCATTACGATTTGGAGTATGAGAACATATATAAGCTAGAACACCACCACATCAAAGGGCAGGCAATTTCAGGTGGATTTAAACGTTCAACCTCTTTCGGTATTAAAACAACCAAGACAGTTAAGAAAATTGGTTGTGCCAACTTGAAGACTTTAATTGAAGGTGACAAACTGATTGTCAATGACTTTGATACTATTGCAGAGCTTAATACCTTTGTCAGAGTTCGAGACAGTTATGAGGCAGAAGAAGGCAATAATGATGACTTGGCTATGGGGCTGGTACTATTTGCGTGGTTGGCTGCACAAAATTATTTCAAAGAAGCCACTAACATTGATATCCGTAGATACATGTTAGAGGAAAGAAATATGCTTGTGGAAGAAGATTTGGTACCAGTGGGAATTATTGATGATGGTCGCAAAGAAGAATATGTGCATGATGGTGCAGATGTTTGGTCAGAAAAAGGCTATCTATCCTCAAGATTCTAAAAAACTAAATACTACATTAAGTATATAAATACAATTGACCCAATAACAAAAAGGAGAAATCCATGGCATTTCAGCTATCACCTGGGGTAAATGTGTCAGAAATCGACCTGACAACAGTAGTCCCATCAGTAGCCACATCAGTTGGCGCATTTGCAGGTCCGTTTTCGTGGGGTCCAGTCGGTGAAGTCGTTACCATTTCGGATGAGGTTCGCCTCGTTGAACGATTTGGTAAACCAGACAGTACAAATTATGAAAACTGGTTCTCAGCCGCAAACTTTCTTGCATATTCTAATAATCTTAAAGTTGTCCGTGCTTCTGGCACTGGTACATTAAACGCTTCTGCTAACGGCGCTGGCGTATTGATTAAAAATGAAGACGATTATACAGACAATTATTCTACAGCAAACACATCACTTGGACCAGTAGCAGCACGTTATGCTGGTGCATTTGGTAACAGTCTTCGTGTTTCTATTTGCCCATCACCTGCGGCATTTTCTTCTAACTTGACCGTTACAGACTCTATGAGAGCTAACGCTCTTAACACTTTGGTTGATAACCAATTTGTTATTAATGTTAATGGTACTGCTAACGCAGCTGCAAACGTTCAAGCTGGTGACCAAATTTCAGTTGATGCTGGAGTATCTTATATTCGTGTTGCTTCTGTTAATGCAACTGCGATTGTTGTT